ACGAGGCGTCGGCGATGACCGGCGTCGTCACGGCGGGCGCGAACGTGCTGCTGGCGGGCAACTTCGCCGAGTACTACATCGTCGACCGGGTCGGCATGGCCGTCATGTACGACCCGATCGTGAAGGGCAGCAACGGGCGCCCGACGGGCCAGGGCGGCTGGTTCGCGTTCTGGCGGGTCGGTGCGGACGTCGTGGACGCCTCGGCGTTCCGGCTGCTGCAGCTCAACCAGGTCGCGGCGAACACGCCGCTCGGCTGATCGGAGGATGTCATGCCGATGAGCAACGCCTCAATGAAGGGGCAGACGCCGGGCCCGGCGCAGCAGGCCGGCGGTCAGGGCGAGGTCCCTCCGCCGAACGCCGCCGAGATCTCCCAGGCCGCGGCCGACGCCGTGGACGCGGCGATCACCCAGCGGCAGCAGGAGGCCCGCAAGGTCGCCATGTAGGCGACACGTCAACGTGGCAGCCCCTCGTCCCTCCTCCGGAGCGAGGGGCTGCCGCATATCCGGAGGAGAAGCAAGGCATGAGGGATCCCTCAGAGAAGGTCGTGATCGGGTATCTGCATCCCGGTCTCGTGCACGGCGCGTTCATGGAGTCCGTGCTGGACCTGCTCGTCTACGACGTCGCGTTCCACAAGCGGATCGTCAACGGCGGCGGGCGGCTGGCGATCCAGGCCGGATCGAACCTGGCCGCGCCCCGCAACTCGCTGGTGCGGCGTTTCCTGGAATACGGCAAGGCCGACTGGATGTGGATGGTCGACTCCGACATGACGTTCGCGCCGGACACGGTGGAGCGGCTGCTGGAGCACGCCGACCCGGAGGAGGCGCCGATCGTCGGCGGCCTGTGCTTCGGGTTCGACGACAAGGGCGACATCCAGCCGACCCTGTTCGGATTGATCGGCGACGAGGCGGCACCGAAGGTCATCCGATATCACGAGTGGCCGCCGGACTCGATGTTCCAGGTCGCAGCGACGGGCGCCGCGTGCCTGCTGATCCACAAGAGCGTGTTCGAGCGGCTCGCCGAGGTCGAGGTCCGGCCGGGGCAGCGCGGGTTCAATACGGCGTTCCCGTGGTTTCAGGAGGTCGAGCACGACGGGACGCCTGTATCGGAGGACATCACGTTCTGCTGGCGGGCGGGCCTGGCAGGGATCCCGGTCTACGTGAACACGGCCGTGCAACTCGGCCACATGAAGCAACGCGAGCTGACGATGGACGCCTACCTCGCACAGCGCGGGATGCTCGCGGACACGTCGGTCGCGGCCGTCCTGAAGGGACCGAAGGACTCATGAGCAAGGTGAAGGCGACCTACGGCGGGTTCGTGGGCTTCGAGGGTGTCCCGGTGCTGCTGCACGAGGGCGACGAGTACGACGCCGACCACCCACTGGTGGTGGCACGGCCGGAACTGTTCTCCGAGCCGGTCGCGGCGCCAAAGCGGCCGGTGCTGCGCGGGAAGAAGGCGGCCGAGGAGCCGCAGCCGCCCGCGAAGGGGAAGGCCGCCGGTGGCTGACCTGGTCGTCATCGTCCCGTCGCGCGGCCGCCCGCAGGCCGTGCTGGGGATGGCGGAGGCGTTCCGCCAGACGTGCACGGCGGCCACGGACCTGCTGTGGGCGGTCGACGACGATGACGCCTGCCTGGAGCAGTACACCGCCGCCGTGAGCGCCTTCGCCTACGGACCTGCCGCGCTGCCGATGCGGGTCGGCGTCGCCGACGCTCCGTCCACGATGGTCGGCACGCTGAACACCGCGGCGCGGATGGTGGTGGCCGACGAGCCCGCGAAGGCCATCGCGTTCATGGGTGACGACCACCGCCCGCGCACGAAGGGCTGGGACACCGCCTACCTGGAGGCATTGGAGCGGCTGCCCGGCTTCGTCTACGGCAACGACTTGATCCAGGGCGCGAACCTCCCCACACAGGTCGCGATGTCCGCCGAGGTCGTGCGGGCCCTCGGCCACATGGCGCCGCCGACGCTGACGCACCTGTACGTCGACAACTACTGGCTCTCGCTCGGCCGGGCGACGGGCTGTATCACCTACCTGCCGGACGTCGTCGTCGAGCATCGACACCCGGTCGCCGGCAAAGCCGAGTGGGATGCCGGCTACCAGCGGGTGAATGACCCGGCGATGTACGACCGGGACGCCGCCGCGTTCGCCGCCTACTGGCGGGAGCACGGCGACCGGGATGTCCGCGCGGTCCGTGAGGCGGTCGCGAAGGTGGCCCCATGACCCGCGTCCGGCTCCGCCAGGCCTACTCGCCGGAACAACTCGCCGAGGTCTACCCGTTCCCGCACGAGCATGGTCGGTTCCCTGACCATCGGCTGCGGGTCGCCGCGACCATCGAGGTCGCCCGGTGGATGGCCGACGGCGAGGGTGTCGTGCGGGCGGCGGACCTGTCGTGCGGCGATGGGGCGATCCTGCGGGCGCTGGACGTGCCGCACCCGTACTACGGGGACTTCGCCGACCACTATCACTTCGTCGGCCCGATCGAGGAGACGGTCGATCAGATCCCGGACGTGGACCTGTTCGTGTGCGCGGAGACGGCCGAGCACCTCGACGACCCGGACACGGCCCTGAAAGCCGTCCGGGCGAAGACGCGCCTGCTGGTCCTGTCGACGCCCGTGGGTGCCTGGGATGACGACAACCCCGAGCACTACTGGGCGTGGGATCGGGACGATGTTGAGGCGATGCTCGCCGGCGCCGGGTTCGAGGTGTCGGTGTTCACGGCGGTCGACTTCCGGCCGATGGGTCTGCCCTACTGCTTCGGGATCTGGGGGTGCCGGTGATGGACGTCGTCGTGACCGGCGCCAAGGGATTTCTCGGCCGCCACTTCGTCCGCGCCCTGGAGACCCGTGGCGACTATGCGATGGCCATCGACCTGCCGGAGAGTCCCGACGACCGGGATGCGCTGGAGTTCTTCCGCACCGACCCCTACGACTGGGACCTGATCATCCATTGCGCGGCGGTTGCGCCGCACCGCCAGGCTATTGACGGGCGCGCGCTCGCCGTCGGCGCCGGGAACCTCGAACTCGACGCCGCCATGTTCGGGTGGGCGGCCCGCTGTAACCCCGGGCGGGTCGCCTACCTCTCCTCCTCCGCCGCGTATCCGGTCGGACTACAGGACGGCAATCTCATCGGCGGCTTGGCCGAGGACGACCTCCGCATGGTCGAGGTAGGCGAACCGGATGCGATCTACGGCTGGGTGAAGGTGACCGGTGAGCGTCTCGCCGCGGCATACCGGGCGCAGGGCGGCGCTGTGACGGTCGTCCGGCCGTTCTCCGGCTACGGCGAGGACCAGGCCGCCCTGTTCCCCTTCGGGGCGTTCAGGGACCGCGCGAGACGCCGCGAGAACCCGTTCACCGTCTGGGGTGACGGAACGCAGGTCCGCGACTGGATCCACGTGGACGATGTCGTCGCCGGCACGCTCGCCCTGCTCGACGCCGAGGTCGACGGACCGGTGAACCTGTGCACGGGCCGCGGCACTTCCATGGCCGAGCTGGCCGGGCTGTTCGCCCGGGAGGCCGGCTACGAGCCGCGCATGAAGTTCCTGGCCGACAAGCCCTCTGGCGTGGCCCACCGCGTAGGCGACCCGACCCGGCTCCACGAGTTCTACCGGCCGCGCATCACGGTCGAGGAGGGCGTGCGCCGGGCGCTGGCCCTGGAGGTGGCGCGGTGACGGTCGTCAACGGCTACTGCACCACCGACCAGATCCGCGCCGAGCTGAGCGACGACGGCCAGCGCCTGCCGGTGAACCTGCTGGAGAAGGCCGTGAATGCGGCGTCCCGGGCGGTGGACCGGTGGACGGGCCGCCGGTTCTGGCAGGACGCCTCCCCCGTCGTCCGCCGCTACCGGCCCACCTCCCCGGAGGTCGCCTACATCCACGACGTGTCCACGACCGATGGCCTGCTGGTGGAGACCGGCTCGGGCATCGACTGGACGAACGCCACGGCGTGGACGCTGGACGCCGACTACGAGCTGGGCCCGGAGAATGCGGACGCTGACGGCGGCGCCTATGCGTGGTGGCGGCTCACGCCGGTCAGCGGCCGATACTTCCTGACCGGATACCGGCAGACGACGTTGCGTGTCACCGCGCGGTGGGGCTGGAGCGAAGTGCCCGACCAGGTGGTGGAGGCGACGATCCTGCGCGCGGTGGCGATCTTCAAGCGGAAGGACGCGGTGTACGGGGTGGCGGACTTCGGCGAGTTCGGGCCGGTGCGGATCACCCGCGCGGACCCGGACGTGATGGACCTGCTGCGGCCATTCCAGAAGCCGATGGCCGGCTGATGGCGACCGTCACCGAGATCCGGGAGCGGGTCGCGACGGTCCTCGCCGAGGTCGAGGGCCTGACCGTGGTGACGCGGTCCCCGGAGTCGCCGCCGTCGGTGCTGCCGTGCCTGGTGATCGGCGAACCGAACGCCGAGTTCGCCGAGGGCGAGGCGCGCCGCGGCCTGGACTCGTGGGACTTCCCGCTGCTGCTGCTGGTCGGCATGGGCGACTACCAGCTCGCCTCCGAGGCGCTGGACGCCTACCTGGTCCGGTCGGGCCCGAAGTCGATCCGGCAGCCGTTCACGGACGCCCCGATGCTCGGCCTGCTGGATGGGACCCGCGCCTACCTGGACCGGCTGGAGGACTACGGGCCACGCGATTCCATCGACGGCCAGCGGACCGCGGGCGCGGTCCTGCACCTGGTCGTCCGCACGTCCGGCTGACGCTCGAAGACTCCGGCGACCTGTTGCGCGCCGTAGAACCTCCCTACCCCGAGGCCAAAGGCGCCGCAGGCCGCCGGCCTACCTCATCGAATGGAAGGCACAGACCATGGCTTTGACCAGCCGTGTCTCGCTGGAGCTGGTCGCGTCGCTGACCGGCACGGCCGACTTCGGCGCCCCGTCGTCGCGGCCGAGTTTCGCCCGGCAGATCAACCTGACGAACGGGACGGGCGCGAACCAGGCGGACCGGGTGTGGACGGACCAGCGGACCGTCGCGGCATCCGCGAACGAAGACCTCGACCTGACCGGGACGCTCGTGGACGTGCTCGGTGCGACGCTGACGCTCGCCCGGGTGAAGGTGCTGTACATCGCGGCGGCCGGCACGAACACCAACAACGTCGTCGTCGGCGCCGCCGCCGCCAACCCGTGGGCGGGGCTGCTGAACGGCACGGGCACCCTGACGCTGCGGCCGGGCGCGTTCTTCGTCGCCGCGGCACCGGGCGCGACGGGGATGGCGGTCACCGCCGGCACCGGCGACCTGCTGCGCATCGCGAACTCCGGCGCCGGAACCTCCGTGACGTACGACATCGCGGTGATCGGGGCCTCGGCATGA